ATTAATGTATTGCCAGTCTTTTACGAAAGACAGTACATTGAATGGCAAGACAGAGACAAAAGTAAAGGTGGACCTGTAAGGATTTATAAAGCAGGTGATGATGTCCCTCAAACTAAAAGGGATGCAGGCTTTAAAGATCGTCTACCTAACGGTAATTATCTTGAAAACACCGTAAATCATTACGTAATTGTAATTGGAAATACTCCGTCCAGTGCATTGATTTCCATGAAAGCTACTCAATTAAAAATTAGTAGAAAATGGAACTCAATGATGATGAGTATTAAACTTCAAGGTAAAAATGGTTTATTTACGCCGCCTACATATAGCCACATTTATAATCTAAAAACAGTTCGAATGTCGAATGATAAAGGACAATGGTTTGGATGGGATGTAACTAAAGTAGGTCCTGTTAAAGATAAAGCAGTTTATGAAATCGCAAAACAATTTGCTGGAAGAGTTAGCAAAGGAGAAATAGTAGCGAAATATAAAGCTGACGAATCTAAAGACTTACCATTTTAACAATTTCCTTTGTGAAGGAATAAGGGGCGGCAACGGGAGACTTAAACCGCCCCGCAAAAATTATGGTCGATAAATTTATACAGGTATTTAAAGGATTAGAACGCGCCCATGGTGTCACTTACATAGATAAGAAAAGCATCGATGGACAAAAGATAAAAGGCAAATCTTTTATTAAACGAGAACCGGTAACTCAGAAGCTTTGGGAAAATCATCTAAGTGGAATCGAGCCAAGTCTAGGAATCATTCCCATTAATGAAAATAATAAATGTCGATGGGGTTGTATTGATATTGATAGTTACGCAGCATTTGATTATGCAAAATTATTAAATAAAATTAAATTATTAAATCTTCCAGTCATTACATGTAGATCTAAAAGTGGAGGCGCACATGTATTCTTATTTACCACCGTGGATGTAGACGCTATCTTGCTACGAAATAAACTTTTATCTATTAGTGCAATTTTAGGATACGGAGGTTCAGAAGTTTTTCCAAAACAGATTAAATTAAAATCAGAAGAAGATACAGGGAATTTTCTTAATTTGCCATACTTTAATAGTGAAACAACTACAAGATACATGTTTAATTCAGATGGAACAGCAAGTACACTAAATGGTTTTTTTGAAGCCTATGAAAAAAATAAACTTACTCCAATACAATTAGAACAACTTATTATTAGTAGACCGGATTCTGAATTTAAGGATGGTCCTCCATGCATAGAATCACTAACTCAAACTAAATTAAAAGATGGTAGAGATAGAGTTCTTTACCAGTACATTCAATATGCAAAAAGAAAGTGGCCAGAAGATTGGGCTGAAAGAATAAATCATTTTAATTACACTTATTTCGAGGTTCCTTTAACAGACAAAATTATTCAAGATAAAATAAGATCTAATAAAAAAGAATTCTTTTACAAATGTAATGAAGAACCAATGTGCAGTCATTGTGATAAAGCTTTATGCAAAACACGTACTTACGGCATAGGGGGAGATACTGTTTTTCCTATTTTAAGTGACCTTCAAAAAATTTTATTAGATACTCCTTATTATCATTTAAATGTGGATGGAGAACGAGTAAAATTAGAAAATGCTACGGTTCTTTACGATCAACGATTATTTCAAATAGCAGTTCTAGAACAAATTGATTCAATATTACCTACTGTCACAAAAATAGAGTGGAAAAAACTTATTCAAGGATTATTAGATGGCCTTGAAGAAATAGATCCACCAACAGGGTCCTCAAAAATAGATCAACTCCAAGATCACTTAGAAGAATTTTGTACAAATCGAAGTTCGCCTACTACTACCAAAGAAGATATTACTCGAGGAAATGTTTATCAATCTAATAAAAAGCATTATTTTGTCTTCAGTAGATTTTTTCATGGATTTTTACAAAAAAGAAAATGGGATGAAAAATCTCAAGTCACACAACGAATGTTACAAGAACATTTTAAATGTGAAGAGGAAAGAATGACGATAGGAAAAAAGAAAATATCCGTAATTGTTGCAAGTTCATTAAATAGAATAGAAGCGCCTTATAAATCCAAAGAACTTAAACCAAAGGATCCTTATTAATGAATGAAATGAGCAGCGATTTAGTTTTACTAGTCGTTCTTACTGCTGCATGGATACTTATAACATTATGAAAACAATTGTATTAGGCCCACCAGGTACAGGTAAAACTACAACGATGCTTAATAAAGTAGATGAGCATTTAAAGGAAACAGATCCTAATAGGATTGGTTATTTTGCCTTTACCACAAAAGCTGCTTATGAAGCACGTGATAGGGCCATGGAAAAATTTAATTTAAGTGAAGATGATCTTCCTTATTTTAGAACTCTTCACTCATTAGCTTTTAGACGATTGGGAATTAAAAAAGAAAATGTTATGCAACCTCATCATTACCAGCATCTAGGAACAAAACTAGATTTTGATGTGGATTATTTAGAGTATGACGAGGAAGAAGGAGGAATTTTTAATACTAAGAGTGATTACTTACGCATCCTTCAATTAGCAAAACTTAGAAATATTAGTTTTGAAAAACAATATGATTTAAAAGAACATACTCAAGATGTAGAGTTTGAAAAGCTACGTATTCTGGCGCATGAATTAGAACGTTATAAAAAAGAATATAATCTTATAGATTTCAATGACATGATTTTAGAATTTATTAAATCAGATGCATCTCCGGCCTTTGATGTTGTCTTTATTGATGAGGCTCAGGATTTATCCTTAATGCAATGGGACATGGCCAAAAGTATCTGGAATAAATCTGGAGATTCTTATGTTGCCGGCGATGACGATCAAGCTATTTTTCGATGGGCCGGCGCAGATGTAGATAGTTTCATCACTCAAAAAGGAAAATTTTTAAATTTAACAGAGTCTTTCAGAGTTCCTCGAAAAGTGCATGATCTCGCTCTTAGTCTTATAGGACGTGTTTCGAATCGATTAGCAAAAAATTGGAGCCCACGAGTAGCTGAAGGAGCTTTAACTCGTTATCCAGAGTTTGATCACATTGATATGAGCCAAGGACAATGGTTAGTGCTAGCACGTACTAAATTTATGTTAAATGACTTGGAAGAAGTACTCTATCGCAAAGGATTATTCTACAAAAATAAATTTAAACGTTCTTACGAGCAAGATTTATACGAAGCTATTATGGATTGGGAAAAATTACGACAAGGAGTCTCTCTTCCGTATGATAAAATACAACAAATATTCAATTACATAAGTCCTAAAAATTTACACAAAGAAAGAATATTTGGAATGGTAAAGGATAGTTCTTATAATATGACTCAGCTAAAAAAGGATTTTGGTTTATTGACACAAGCAGTTTGGTACGAAGCTTTAGATCAAGCTCCCATTAGAAGAGTGGAATATATCAGAAAAATGAGAAGTAATAATGAACAATTAAATAAAAAGCCACGTATTTTATTATCAACGATACATGGCGTCAAGGGAGGAGAAGAACAAAATGTGGTTTTACTAAGTGATTTAAGTTTAAATACACAAAAAGGATATGAAAGAAATCCTGATGATGAGAATCGACTGTTCTATGTGGGCGCAACACGTACCAAAGAGCACTTGCATATCGTTGAACCTAAAAATTTTTACAAGAGTTATCCCATATGAAAGTTTACAAGAAACAAGTCGGAGGATCTCATTATAAAGACATGAAGATTCAACCTGCTCAGTTTATAAATGAAAATGATTTGCCTTTTGCAGAGGGGAATGCTATTAAATATATCTGTCGACACAGACATAAAGGAGAAGTTCAAGATTTAGAAAAAGCAAAACATTATATTGATATGATTATTGATAGAGATTACGGCGATCATGTTAAACCTTTACCTCCTGGTTTTACTTTAAAGGAAAAGGAATAATGCAGCTTCCTTTATTCAAACCTCAAACCGAATGGTTACCTCCTGATGACTTCCCCGATTTATCTTCTTATGAAGAAATTTCTATAGACTTAGAAACAAAAGATCCTGACTTAAAGAGAATGGGATCAGGTTCCATTACAGGTAAAGGCAATGTTACTGGTATAGCTGTCGCTGTTAAAAATTGGTCAGGTTATTATCCGATTGCCCATGAGGGAGGGGGAAACATGGACCGTAAAAAAGTTTTAAAATGGTTTCAAGGAGTCCTTAATACTTCCGCAGTCAAAATTTTTCATAATGCCATGTACGACGTCTGCTGGATCAGACGTCTAGGACTCAAGATTCATGGACGGATTATCGATACTATGATTGCCTGCGCATTGGTTGATGAAAATCAAATGCGTTACGATTTAAATAATTGTGCCAAACGTTATACTGGCAAAGGAAAAGATGAGTCAGCGCTCTACGCAGCGGCGAAGGAATGGGGAGTCGATGCCAAAGTTGAAATGTACAAGTTACCGGCCCTGTATGTAGGAGCCTACGCCGAGAAGGATGCGGAAATTACTTTAGAGCTCTGGCAAGAACTCAAAAAAGAAATAGAGCTCCAGGACATTAGTTCAATCTTTCAACTGGAAGTGGACCTTTTCCCATGTCTGGTGGAAATGAGATTTCTTGGTGTGCGGGTAAATCAAGAACAAGCGTTCAACGAAAAGAAAACATTAGTCGAACAAGAACAAAAATTACTCAAAGCGGTTCAACAAGAAACAGGAACAAAGGTACAGATCTGGGCAGCACGATCGATTGCCAAAATTTTTGACAAATTAAAATTACCTTATGACCGAACTCTTAAAACTGAAGCTCCTTCTTTCACTAAAAATTTTTTAGCTCACCATCCCCATCCTCTTGTTAACAAAATTGCTCAAGCTCGAGAGATTAATAAAGCTCATACCACTTTCATTGATACTATTTTAAAACATACCCATCAGGGAAGAATCTTTGCTGAAATTAATCAACTACGCGGAGACAATGGAGGGACCGTGACTGGACGATTCAGTTATTCTAACCCTAATCTTCAACAGATTCCTGCACGTAACAAGGATCTTGGCCCACGGATCAGGGCTCTCTTCCTACCCGAGGAAGGCCATAGCTGGGGTTGTTTTGACTATAATCAACAGGAGCCTAGGTTGGTAGTCCATTATGCAGCTTTGCAAAATCTGTACGGCGTAGAGGGTGTTTTAGAGGCCTATAAGGCAGGAAATGCAGATTTCCATAGTATTGTGGCTGAAATGGCTAAGATTCCAAGACTTCAGGCCAAGACCATTAATTTAGGATTATTCTATGGAATGGGAAAAAATAAATTACAAGCTGAGCTCGGTGTGAGTAAAGATACGTCCGATGAATTATTCAAACTTTATCATGGACGCGTACCTTTTGTTAAAGCTTTAATGGATGCAACAATGAAACGTGCCCAAGATTCAGGAAAGATTAGAACTCTCTTAGGAAGATTATGTCGATTTCATTTATGGGAACCCAATCAGTTCGGGATTCATAAAGCATTACCACATGATCAAGCGCTCTTGGAACACGGACCAGGGATCCGACGGGCTTTTACTTACAAAGCTCTTAACAAATTAATTCAAGGATCTGCTGCTGATATGACCAAAAAAGCAATGCTCGATCTTTATAAAGAAGGAATTATACCGCATATTCAAATACATGATGAGTTGGATATTTCAGTAAAAGATGATAAACAAGCTAAACAAATAGTGGATATAATGGAATCTGCAGTTACTTTGGAAATTCCTAACAAAGTAGACTATGAGTTTGGGAAAAACTGGGGCACAATAAAATAGGAGGACATATGGAAAAAGTGAAACAACTTTGGACATTAGCAAAAGCTAATCCAAAAATATCTACCGCTGTTGTGGTGGTAATTGTTGCCATTTATTTTTTAGCAAACTAGG